CCCGTCGTAGACATTGTTTGATACAAGCGGTCTTGCTCGTCAACAGGATAATAAATCGTTCTAACCCCGCGTTTAACAGGGTAAAAAGATCTATCAGATGTTAAATCTTGAAGACCCATTACTGTAGTACCAACTGGATCATTCCAACTAGGCGCCACACCGCCGAAAAACTCTCCAGACTCACTTTGGTTGTCTCCTATGTAATAGGCATGCATGCCCATTGAAACAACACGATAATGAGAATAGATATTTCCCAACTGGGTGTAGTCGCGAATTTGAGTTCCAGCGTCAGTCCGAGCGAACACACCAGCCGTATACAAATAAGTTCTGTAAAAGTCAGTTAACTGTGGCTGGGCGACAACGAGGAATTCTCCTGAAGTTCCTGTTGGCATGGTGAACTCGGTCTTGATCTTCTGGCACGTACTCTTCCACGTGATGTAATCTGGAATTTGGCAAGCTGGGGTTCCCTCGGGATCAAAGATCGATCTGAGGTACATTCCTGTGGCTGTGGACTTAAACCGCCTTGCGGCAGCAACTCGTGAGCCAACACTTGCACCCCCGTTGTCAGGAGCGATGAAGCTATTGGTCTTAGGAACGTAAGAATAAGGGGCTGATCTTTGCCCTCCTGACTTCTTAACCGCTCTCTGAGTACCCTTCTTCGATGCTCTCTTATCACGTTCAGATTGTTCTTTGCGTCTTTTACGTTCAGCTTCTGTGATTCCATTGGTCATCTTGGTCTGTAACTTCAAACCAAACTTGTTTTATCTGGTCACTAATGGTTACGAGATCTCCACCAGATTCAAAGTTCCTAGTTGCGTACATCATCAAGATTTGATTGTGATTTTTATAACTGTTAACCGCCTCCATCCATACTTTATCATCTCTGTAAGTATCTTGATACCTTTTCTTGAGGCGTTCAACAAATTCTTCAAGTGAATTGTACAACTGGTCGTTTCCTACTGCCAAAATTCTAAAATTATTTGCCTTAGCTAGCAAAATGGCAGGGCTGGTGGAAGTTGATGAATGCTCCAAACTATTCAGCAACTTACAACCTTGTAAAACAGGAACAACAACTCTCCCTATAAAGGGATCATTGATTACTCTAAAACCATGTGATAGGTAAACGCAATCTTTCACTTCAACGAAACGATGCGTCACACCCGGCACGTGCTCTTTGAGCTGTTTACCTAGTTTCAACAAGTTAATAGCCACAACATCAGAGTTGTACCATGTTTGAATGGAAGGGTGGACTGTCATTTTAAAGTCATCACCATTACAAGACAGTCGAATAAATTCATTAAACTTGTTTTCTATCTCATCGTCTGAAATAGTTGGCCACCTTTCCTTACAGGCCATAGCAAAAGTTTTAAACAAATTCTTCCAAACATCTCGAG